TCGCAAGGTGAGAGCGCAACAGCGATTGCAAGGTATCCGCTGGCAGTTGAGCGCAGATTTAAGCGTGATAATGAGCCTAATGCAGATTCTATCAACTGTCTTGCATTCGGCAAAAGTGGCGAGTTTGCAGAGAAGTACCTCCACAAAGGAACGAAGATTGCCATTGTTGGACGCATTCAGACCGGCAGCTATACCAACAAGGATGGACAGAAAGTCTACACAACAGATGTTGTTGTAGAAGAGCAGGAATTTGCTGAAAGCAAAAGTTCTTCTGGTGGCAATAATGGCGGCGGTTATGGAGGTCAGCAGTCAAGCAGTGACGGTTTTATGAATATCCCTGATGGCATTGACGAAGAATTGCCCTTTAACTAAGGAGGGATTGGTTTGAAGCAACGAAAACCTTCGGAGGTAATCGAAGAATTTATATCTTTCCTCGAAAGTGCTAATCGGGAGCATATTGAATGTGGGCAGACGGTTGAAAGCTGTAACAAGAGGAATATAGATTACCTCCATGATATGGAATTTGCAAAAGATAAAGGCGAGCGTAACCGCATTGCTACTAAGATACATAACAATCAAGTCCAAAGAAGAATTGCCAAGGATAGAGCCTTAGAACTGGAAAAGCCAGCAGCTTTCTTTACTGATAAAGCTAATAAGCCATTCATAGGGCAGCTAAGACGATTGCTGAAAGAGCGGAAAGATCGGGAAGCGTATCTTGAAAATGATAGAGAATATGTCAGAAGGGCAGGTGATGAAGGATGATATTGTTGGAAGACACCCGTAATCAACCGGGAAAACATGACATGAAGAATAAATATTTTGCGGATCACGGAATTGAAGTGCGCCGGACAAAACTTTATGTTGGCGATTATACATTACCGGCTGATCAAAGTGTCTGTATTGATACTAAGAAGGACATTCAGGAACTTATCGGAGATATTTGCGGACCGTCACATGATCGTTTTCGGAATGAGTGCATCCGGGCGCAGGAAGCCAATGTTAAGCTGATTGTCTTGGTAGAAAATGAAGCAGGGTATGTTGACCGCAAGCAGACCATTTATAACAATGTGGTTCGCAGTGTTGATGATCTGTTCTCATGGGTAAATCCCAGGCTGTTCATTTGGAAAGGTGGAAAGCAGAAATATCCTATGGCGACTAAAGGCGCAGTGTTGGAAAAATGTTGTATAACGATGGCAAAAAAGTATGGAGTGGAATTCCAATTCTGTACGCCAGAAGAAGCAGGCGAACGGATTCTTTCCTTATTAAATGTGAAACAGGAGGAATAAAAAGTTGGCAGGAAAACCAAAAAAGCGGATTGATTACGCTGGATGGTCTGTTGATATTTTCTCCACTGATATAAAGATTGACAAATTACTGGATGCGCAGGGATGGATAGGTTTTGGTGTTTATTTTTATCTCTGTCAGATGGCATTTGGCAGTGAAGGATACTTCTACGAATGGTGCTACGACTTGTGTGCAACTACCGCAAGGAAGATGGGCGGGGGCGTTGGTGCCGGTACGGTTAAGGAAACCGTGGACTACTGCTTGCAGATTGGTCTTTTTGATAAAGGGCTGTTTGACAGGTGGGGAGTGCTTACCAGTAGAGGTATCCAAAGAAGTTATCTTCTGGTCTTAAAATCAAAAAATCGTAAGGGCACAGAGATAATCGAAGAGTATTGGCTTCTTGATAAATCAAATGGTGAAGATTATCAAGATGTAGTTTTTATACGCAAAAATAGTCAATTATTTGGAGAAAATACCAATTCACTAGCAGTAAATGATAATTCACTCGGAGAAAATACTAATTCACTAGGACAAAAGAAAAGTAAAGTAAAGAATAGTAAAGAAAAAGATAATACTTGTGCGCCGGAGCCGCACGAAAGCAATTCCGACAAAGAAGCGCAGCTTGCAAAAGATTTTAAAATAATCTATGGGCTGTATCCTAAAAAGAGGGGGAGGACGGCTGCCTTTGCAAACTACAAATTATGGGTTGGTAAAGGGAAGGACGTTGGCGGTAAAAAGTATCGCTTAACCAATAGACAGATATATCTTGCAGTTAAGAAATATATCCGACAACAAGAGGACGCCGGACAGGATGATTTGCAGTACTGGAAGAACTTTGACACCCTTATGGGCAGGCAGCTCCTTGACTATGTGGAATGGGAGGACAGAACATGAGCTATATGGCAGAACAAAATGTAATCGGTTCTTTGCTTATTGATAAGAATTGTATGGATGAAATCTACAACGTGTTGTCGGCAGATATGTTTACCTCGGAATTACTTGGGCGAATATACCTCGAATTTCAAAGGGGATATGATAACCGGTATGATGTTAATCCTGTAATCATTGTGCAGAATCTTAGTGGTGACCAGTTTCCAGAGTATCTTATCATTGAGGAAATTAAGAATTGTACAGTAAATACTTTAACAAGTACAACCGTCAAGAACTATGCCGAGGTCATAATAAACGAACACAAGGCAAGGCGGTTTGATAACCTTCTTGGCTCAATCAAAGTATCGTCAAATGGTATTGATAATCAGATTGGACAGCTTATTGCTGACTTGGAAGCGCTTCAGGACGGAAAAAGTACAACATCAAAGACTTTGCCGGAGATTGTCCGGGAAAATAAGGATAAGTATTTTGTCGACAATGAAGCGGAAAAAACATACATAGGACTTTCCAAACTGGATGATTTGCTGGGCGGTCTTGAGGGTGGAGACATGATTGTTATTGGTGCGAGACCGGGGGTTGGTAAATCTGCACTTGTGACACAGATTACATCAAACCTTGCTAATCAAGACAAAAAAGTTGGATTTTACAATTTGGAGATGAAAGAAAAACAGGTCTATGAACGTTTTGTGGTATCGCATAGCGGTATCGGACTAACAAGGCTGCGGCGAGCTAAGAAGTTTCTTGGAGACGAGAAAGAACGGTTTGACAAGACTAATGAGGTACTGGAGAAAAAAGACAACATTGTGATTACCACTGGCAGTAAGGCGGTGAGTGAAATCAGGTCAGAAAGCCGGCATATGGGATACGACATTATCATTATTGATTATCTGCAACTCCTCAAATCGGATAAAGAATATCGTGGCAACAGATATGCGGAGGTTGGAGCAATTTCAAAAGCAATCAAGGCATTAGCAATGGAGTTAAATATTCCAATCATAGCATTATCCCAACTCAACAGGGTTTCGGAGACGAGAGACACGAAGGAGCCTACAATGGCAGAACTGCGAGAGGCTGGAGATATTGAACAGGACGCAAGTGTAATTATCCTTATGTGGAATTTATCGCAGGATGATAAATCGAAAAAAGGCTGTAAAGTGGAAAAGCAGCGTCAGGGTCAGACCGGAAGTGTTGTTTTGAATTTCAACGGAGATTTGATGAAGTTCGAGGAAACAGGAGAGTCGGTCAAAGAAGCGCAGGAATGGGCAAAGGCTACAGATGATGATTGTCCTTTTAAGTGAGGTGGCAGGTATGGCAGAGGTAAAATTTGCAAAAGGTTCCGAGGAATGGCAGATGTTTATGGATTACTGGGCATTGTGTCAGAAATATTGGGAGCCAGAAAGAAATGATAGTTATTGGGAAAATGTTGTAAGAGATACAGATGATTTTTATAAAAAATATAATACTGATTTTGCACGAGCCTTGGCCATGCAATTAGTAAATGAGTTAGAAAGAAAATATCGAAACGGAAAGCGAGGATTAGTAAATGAGTAAAGAACTGGAAGAAGCAGATGTTGTTAGGTCATACAAAGGATTTAACAAAGATATGACCTGTAGAGGGTTCCAGTATGAGGAAGGTCAGAAATATGAAACGGATAAGGCCGAAGCCTGCGAGTGCGGCTTTCATGCCTGTGAATATCCGCTTGACTGTTTGGGTTATTACAGTCCGGCAGAAAGCGTATATCACGAAGTGGAACAAAGTGGGAAATTATCAAGAGAAAGTGACGACAGTAAAGTAACATCCACAAAGATCAAGATTGGAGCATCCATTAATATTGCAGGGCTTGTAAAGGCAGCTATTGAGTATACAACAAAGAGGGTTAAAAAAGAAGCTGGGGCTGATAAAAACTACGGAGCATCATCCGCTACCGGGTACAAGGGAGCATCATCCGCTACCGGGGACTATGGAGCATCATCCGCTACCGGGGACTATGGAGCATCATCCGCTACCGGGGA